TTACTTCAGCGCCGACATTTATATTTATCACGCGGAAAGCTATGGTTATATCATATGCGTTGCTGTCTGAGTTATCGACGACTTTCACTACAACATCAGATACCCGAGGTTCATATAATTTAATGACATCCTCAATCTCCGACTTAAGAGCAATTGCTGTGAAGGGTGTAACATTTTCAAAAAGGTACTCAGCAACGCGCCCGCCAAACTTAGGTTTGAATAATTTCTCTCCTCTACTTGTAAGGACAATATTCTTTATCGATTGCTTTACAGCGTTAACATCTTTTAGAGGAATGATGTCTGCAGTGTTTGGATGTACTAACATGTCTAGACTCAAGTCTGCATAGACTCGTTCGGTTGCAACTAGAGGTGATATATTTGTACTTGCCATAATGCTATTTATAACTCAAACTGCTGCTTGACTATACATAACCCAGATATTAACAGATCCACCAGTAGGAATACCGGCTGATCCACTTATGGTTACAGGAAAGTTGCTGGCGCTCGAACTAATACAAGCGTTCCCATCAATCGGTTGTGCATACACTTTATTTCCCGCCGCTACAGTTCCGGTTAAACTATAATTTGAAAAATAATTACTTATACTTAAAGTTAACGTGCTAGGTGCAGTAAAGCTCGTAGCAAGCTTAATAAAGATGGCTTGTATAAAGGCGTTAGAAGTAGTGCCATTTGTTGTGATAGGAAATAGTCCAATTGTACTTTGCCAACCGCCGCCAGCGTCCGCGCCGGTAATATCTGATGAATTTATTGTATACTTCTTCCAACGAGGTATAGAAGCTTCGGGGCCAGTTGGATCAACTAAATCTCCAACAACATCCCAAACAGCATTATTGTTATGCCTATATAATCTTTTGCCAATAAACGCCAAATGGTGAAAGGTGTTGTCAACAATTGTAAGCAAACTGCTATTAACAAAATCATACAGCTTGGCCTTGTGCGCAGCGCCAGCAGCTTGTTCAACCTTGTATACACCACCGCCCACGACAGTTATATCAGTTACACCCGCTGGGCTGGACGCCAGTGCTACTGATGTAACATAACCCGGATCGCCATCAACACCATCTGCGCCATTAGAAACAAACTGAATGGGTGCGGTCCATGTCAGCGTGGTGTCAATGCCTGTACCTATAACGCTTGCTATAGTATGAGATACCCAAATTGGATCTGTGCCGGCTGGTGTTTCAATAGTCCAATCAGATGGGGGTGTTAATGTACTTGTACTAAAATCGTATTGACCACCAGTTGGCGTTGCTGGAGCAGACGCGCTTCTCTGAAAAATACTAATTTGAAATGTGCTTAGACCATCGGTTCCATCAGTTCCATCAGTTCCTGCAGCGCCATCATCGCCTCGTAAATTTGCAATCGGTGAACCCCACTCGTTTGCAAGACTTTTCTTATATACGTCACGTGTTGATGTATCAAAATAGAAATCATTTGGTGAACCAACACCATTATCAGGTACAGTATTACCACTAAACCACGTAGCTCCATCTGTTCCGTCTGCACCATCTTGGCCATTCGTTCCATCTTGACCTGCGATATTTGCAATCGGTGAACCCCAAGTGCCAGAGACCTTTTCATATACATCGCCATTTGTTGTATTAAGATAAAGATCACCATCAAGACCAAGCGTATCATTTGGTGTAGTGCTTCCAGTAATCCACGTAGATCCATCTGTTCCGTCTGCTCCATCTTGGCCAGGAAGACCATCCTCTCCATCGTTACCATCGGTACCGCGCAAATCTCCAGTTGAAAATCCCAAGCCATCATCGCTCGTAAAAGTAACAATACCAGTTGCTGGATTATATGAACCGTTTGTCCAACCTAGCCCATCTGCTCCATCTTGTCCAGGAGCACCATCTTGTCCATCTTGTCCAGGAGCACCATCTTGTCCATCTTGTCCAGGAGCACCATCTTGTCCATCTTGTCCATCGGTGCCCGCGACACCTTGGATGCCTTGGCCGCCCTGAATGCCTTGAATTCCCTGAGGACCAGCTGGGCCTTGTGGTGGAAGTACAGAAATCTCAGAAGGGCCAATAGGAATAGGAACGCCCTTGATAACGAAAACCTTACTTTCGCAAATAGTCGTCTTACCAGGCGATGCAGCAATGGTATCAGTTTTTATCCCGCCGGTATTAAGAATTACGTTACCAGCAGTCGTCAAGGAATGATTCTTTCCTATCTGCACTGTTGAGTTTTCGCCAATAGTACTAGCAAAATCTTTACCGATTGTTTGAGTTAAACTCTTACCTGTAGTGTGATCGAAATTTCCATCAACCACTTCCTTACGATTACCTTTGACATGAATGAATTCATTGCCCATAACTAGCCGGTGGTAATCACCTTCAATCGTGAGCTTAGCATCGCCCTTGATATTAATCATTTGATCTTTAGCAACAATCCGATACTCATCTCCAACGATCACTACCGTTTCATCACCTTTAGGAGTCCACTCTCTATATGTACCTGACTTATGCATTGAAGAGATACGCTCATATCCAGGCGTAACATCATGCTCATCAACGTGCATCGTCTTCTTAGGATCTAAACCATAATCACCATCAAACTTCTTTTGCTTATTTGTGTCCTTATCATGTAGACCATCTGTCTCTTCAACGTCGGTATCAACTTCTTCAATCTCGACTTCACGTTCGTAGGCCCACACGTGATTCTTAGGATATTGCGGTTTAATAATCTCGTCAACAGGCGGAAGGGCCCAATCATCGTTCGCTAATGCAATTGGAGTCGGGCCCAATTTCCGATGCTCTTCTTTTTTCTTATATGAAAACGAATCCTTGAACTTATCATCCTTGTCAATTGCTTCTTCAGGAATATCTTGATCATCGACTTTAGACTCATATGGGTATTGCTTCTGAGGATCACTAAAACCAAATTCATAATTGACTGATCCAGTTTTAGAAGGTAAAGTGCCCATGATAATAGGATCTTGTGCAACAGCGCCATCTCTAAAGAACCCGACTACCCACGTCCCTCGCACAATACCAGTTGCTGATCGACCAACACCTGACGTTGATGCTGATGTAACAGGCATCATAACATGGGACCAAGGCAGTGCAGCTGTAGGAATAAATGATTTGTCTTCTGTATGATATCCAAAACAACGTACACGTACGCGTCCTCTTTGTTCCGGATCCATGATGTCTTCTACAACACCGGTAAACCATTCAAAATTTCCAGCCATCATATCTTCTGGTGGTATATCATTATTCATTATGCTTTCTCCAAACTATCGCGTTTCACTTTCACTTCTGTATAATATTCTTGGTTCTTAAATCTATGTATGGCGGATGTCACTAGGTAATTGCCTGAAAGGAATTCGTCTACAACACCCCCCGTTAGCATTGGATCGCCTGCTCGTGGGAATTGCAAATCAATAATCTTACCAGCATTCAATTCAAGATCGCCGAACAATGTAATGGTATGATGCAGAGTATTGAATACGCCAGGGTAGGCTCTCATCAATCCAAGCTTTTCGTATGTCCACTCAATATAGTTCTGAGTGTCCTTCTCGTATGCTTCTGAATTACGAGACAGGCAATTTAAGCACGCATAGAATTCTTCTTCTGGTTTCTCTTCATTCTTCTTTATCGTTGGACTTCCACTGCCTCCGCCTCCGCCACCAGTATGTTCGTTATGCTTAGGCTCTTTGAACAAATCGGATCCAAGCAAAGTCTTCTCTATTTTGAAATCGTCCTTGTATGTATAATACTCTTTGCCAAATGTTCTCGTGGCCAGGTCAACATGCTGGGTCTGTGATCCCCATGTACCCTGACTAATAGGTGTGAACTTTGAAAGTTTAAGACTAGAGGAGATCCCGATGATCTTGTGCTTCCGTTGATTGAAATCTGCAGGTGTTCCGGCTTCGGCAGTATACGTTCTGGAATCTGTATAGGGAGTCGAGTTATGGGGTGATCCTTTAACGAGTTTCGTATGGGATGTCAGCGTGCAATTATCTTCGCCATTCTCAATGCTCTGAAACAAATAATATGGTGCTCCTTCTTCAGGATCATGCATGCGTCTACGGAACCAATCCATCGCCTTCATCGGTGTTTGCATATTAATAATGCCTCGGCCGACAGCTTCACAGTCACCTTCGTAGTTTACTGTAAGCTCAAAAGCATCCTTGGCAATCTTTACTATCTGGTCCGAGATCTTTCCATCATATGCACGAGAGAGCTTCAGCATAGGATTCTTCCATACATGTTTACTCACACCTGTTACTGACCATGCCTGCATATGCTCGCGATTCGATGGCCGACCATATAGAGGATAGTCTGTCACATAGAATGTATGTTCGAATTCTTGGGATCCCCCCGACATCATTTGTCGTTTGATCTTGAGATATATCGTTTCCATTCCATATACTGGAAGGACTTCAATCAGGTCTGAGTCATCGCTGAGACTCACGGTGCAGATAAGGGTAGGGCTATAGATACTTTCCGTAATCGTTATCTCTTGGACCTGGTATTGTACATCTACAGCCTTACCATCTTTATTGCAGATGGTAATTTCTTCGAGCTCATATGCTGCGGGAGTTAGAGCAACTCCATCCGGTGATATATTTTTTAGAATAGCCATGCTAGATAGTATTTATTAGAAACCCAATCGGCTTGTAGCCTTAAGCGTTTCGTAATACTTCTTGACGAATTTCTTAATTACATCGGGCTTCATGACCTTGATGGTTTCCTTAGCTTCGTTCTCTTCTCGCTCCCATTCGTAATAAGGGACAGGCGTTCCTGTTCCGATCTGAGAAATATCTCCGATAGTAATAGGTGTTCCCGCTTCAATGATCTCATCGGTCAAAGGATCCACGATATCAACCGTTGTTATAAAATGATGAGGCGCTAACATAGCTTCTTCGTACGCATGTTCAATTACAAACTTGGATGTGTTTATATCAAAGGCTTCACCCTCAAAGCTTACTGCCTTGACCGACTCGATCCATGCCGCATTATTCGCTTCCTCTTCAAGATATCTCTCGGTTGGGAAGCTCGCATATTTCGTAATAATCTTGATAGGCTCGGTTACAGCATTCTGAATCTTGGAATCTGTAGATAGGAATGAATTCCCCATTTGCATATCCAACGAGTTTCCACTTGAGTCTGGCACTTCTCCCAAGATATTCTCATTCATATGCAAAGCCAAAAGTAGATGACTATCTTCTTCCTCATCAAAGTAATCATACTGCAGCGTATTATCGATGACATATAGGCCACGACCCTGTCTCCATAGTTTAGATACCTCAACCTGAGTTACTTCCATATCCCATGCAACCAACTGGTCAATTTGAGTAGCAGGCAGGTTCAGAAGCATCGAGTTCGCTACGAGACCAACCGGACTAGCCGTAGGAATAGAATCTATCCAGTTAGCAGGTGCAGCACCTCCTGAAGTGATAGGAGTAACCTGAAGATTATTAACCCACAACCTTGGATTAATACCATCATGCGTCAGAACAACATGATTCCACAGATCCATTGACACAGTATTTTCTGCAGTCATGAAATACCAGTCGTAATATGGTGCTACCGCAGTTTGTTTTATAACTAGCACCTGGCCATTAGATCTGAAGAACATCTGAATCATATCAGCATCAAAGATATGACTATCATCGTAGTTCGCCGCATCTCCTCCGATAGTAATATACCGAGGGATCTCATTCATGAATTTCTCAGTGATGACCGTAAACTCAGCAAAATTTCCCGCGTCAGGATTTTTTTCGAGATTGTCATTTGACAAAATACTAGAAAACGATTTTGGCTTCATCCATAAGGCTATCGTACCCTTAGAACTTGAGGCAGTCGTTGTAAAGTTAGGAACGAGACCGCGACCATCATATACACCCGAAGAAGTATAAGGATAATACGTTGCTGAATCATCATCATCAAGAATATACTGCCCAATGTTTTCTGTATCATGTGCAATACTTAATCCATGGGGACCCCAGTCGGTAAGAGGATTCGAATCAGAGATATCGTAAGACGAGAAGTTATACAGGAACTCTAGACCTAATTGTCCTACGTCTGCGCAGAGAGCGCTTCCATTATTATAGAGGTACTGGATCATATTCTCATTATAGAACATATTGTAGATACCGAGCATACGATAAGATGCATAGGTCTCACGCCCGAAGGATACCGTATTAATTCCGGGATCTTCCGTAATCTGGTCGAGCCAAAAGAAAGTTCCGCCGGCAAGGAGATTATAAGTACCCACCGCTAGCCCGTCGATCCACAGTTGTGCTTTCGGAGTTTCATAACTAGCAGCTGTTAGCGCGATGTGATGCCATGACCCCGGTGATAGCAGGTACGCGCCTGTTGTGATTTCCCATTGCGTTGCCCCATCTGATTCTCCGTATATCACCGCGCCCAATTCCGTGATGGCGAATTGAATCTTTTGCATTTCAGCGCTTGCATTATTCTCAAATTCCATATTGAACTGGTACTTCTCGCCGGATACTGAAGCAGCGATAGGTTTCACCCAACACGATATAGTACTTGCGGTATGCGCTTGAGTATACTCTAGAATATTCGAAAGGTTCATGGGTTCATTGTCTTGCTCGACAAAGTAATCCGAATATGGCTGGCCGAGTCCATCTAGCTCTTGGAATAATGCATGGTCATTTGGATCAACCAGAGTAATAGGAGATGTGTTTAGTATACTTCCGATAAGATCCGAATATTGCGAGGTGCCTTCCGTATACTTGAAATGCATTACCATGTGGGCAACCATATCAGTATATGTAATGCCCGCGGTATATTCAGCCGAGTCCTGATATACTACCGAATCATAGTAGCGCTTCCGAATACCATACCAGTCCTTAGCACCTGCTTCCGTGCTAGTATCGGGCACATAATCCCATGAAGCAATATCACCAATGCTGACACGGCCGTTCGGAGTACTCCAATCGATACTAGGATCATCATTCCGAATCTCACCGCGATCGCTTCCAAGTATCTTAGCCGTTGTCCAATTGAATTGCGCTGATGTATATACTGAGTTGGAATCAATCCATGTTGCGGCAGAAGGGCTTCCGCCAAACGCCGAGATCATTTTGCCTACACTATTATTACTAATCAAGCCTGATCTAGTCATGAGTCTCGGCTGACTTCCGTCCTTGTTATTTCCAAGCGCAATCATGCACCATTCACCTGCATTCGGGTTATAAGGAAAGTCCATAGCATTATCCACCTGCCAGCAAGGGGTTATAACGTCTGTTATTGTATTCTTATACCACATAGCAGCGCGCAACACACCATATTCGATTCCAGATATAGGTTCACGATGTAACAAAGATACTTCAAGGTGTATAGTATTGCCTGAGCCGGCATCGCCTTCCATATACATCAGAGTAGTATAAGCAGCACCTGCCTGATTATTGTATGCTGGAATAGAATTGAAGTACACAGGGAAGGTAAGCATCTTCATCTCTGTATTATATGCTTCATCAATCAACGGGAGTATATTCACGTAAGCATCGGCATCATCACCCTTTTCGAATTCAATATAAGACACAGGCTTAGTAGGATTCGGCCCGTTCAGAATACTTTGAGCGCCTTGAGTGAACACCGCCTGATGTTGGGCAGCGTTTATAGTATAAGGTTGGAATAATAGCGAGCGCGATGGGAGCGGCCGATTCTGAATGTAACTTTGCTCTTCACCGGACTCCGAAGCGTACGGGTTATACAGAGAGAATTTAAAGTAGGCCGGGACTTCAGAAGTCTCTGCGAAAAGAAAAGGATCGCTAACATTCGAAAGCCATAGTTGAGTCCGATCAGCATCGTACCCTTTTACGTCAGCTCCTTGTGTCAGCCGCGAATCTGTATTAATTATGCCTCGTAGAAGATTCCCTGCAGCATCACAGCGATGTACTCTAAGATTCTTATACGCTAAGTCCATACCCGCCAATATATTACCAATTACCACAGTATTTGGTTCGCCATCCATTAAATCTATACGTAAATCGGAATACAGCATATCAATATTCCAATCTTGGATCAGCATGTCATTTATGTCTTCATTGAAAAACTGAGGAAAAACCGTAAAAATACCGTACTTATTATATTTCTCATCGGTGTACCTTTGAAGGGCATGCTGACTTCTAGGCCATTCGTCGATACCATTCTTTAGATGATCGTTGAGAATAAAGAAGGTCCAAGCATAGTCAGGTGTACCATACAAATCATATGATACTTGATCAGGACGTGCTCCATTCTCTATAGTATACTTCTGATAATTGATGTAGGAATTCAAGTACTTATCGTCTACATCAACGAAGCGATAGATGTCTTGATACTGTAGAATAGAAGATCCGATTTTTAGATCGACTGTTGGGAATTTTTCAAAGAATGTAGCCATGTTATTATACGTCCTTACGGGTTAGAGCGCGCGTCTCTTGCATAGTGATGGAGATCTCTGTCTCGACGGGAGACATATCCGTTTTGAACATCAGTGCACTTGGATTAAATGTGGTATTGAGGCCCGTGAGATAGCATTCATATATCTTAGGCAACCACTTATTTTCTCCGCCACCCGATGAGCTATTGACGAATTTGACATCCCATGTTGGAGGATAGCTTAATAGGATATTAGACCCGTCATCTTGTACGAATGGATAGATGGCCGAGCGAAGCAATTCATGGAGTGCTTTAATTTGATTTGTATCTCCAGGCGTTCTTCCTACTAAGGTGAAACCAAATGTAAATGAGCGCACGTTATTGCCTTCAAAGGTCGTATTGGTATTGGGATTCAATACTCTGCGATTGGATGCCATGGCGATCTCTGCTCCATTCTGAGGCAAAAGCTTTGCTGCAGAATTCTTGGTCAGATCGTTGATCTGCGCCTTTGCTACATCCAATACCATATTACCCCGGTCGGCATCTAATTTAATAGCTTGTGTGCCCATATCAATTGTCGAATACGAGCCTCCATCTTCGAATGATTCACCTGCAGGAATTGGCAGGAAGATATCACCCTGGAGAGGATCGCCGCCCTGTGATGGTTTAATATGAAAATGCACAAAGGGACGGCCTGTTGGGGTGTTCCCTAGATTTTCTGGAATTACGATTGTGTTTGGCATACTTCTATTTACCCTCTGCGTGTATCTTTCCGTGTGTGTGTGTGTATAAATTATTTATATGACATATCATGGCAAATATAGAGTACAGCATGCTGAGAAATACAAAGGCGACCCTACAAAGGTTACTTATAGGTCCCTATGGGAACGTCAGGTCTTTCGTTGGTTGGATGCTAATTCAAAAGTAGTATGGTGGAATTCCGAAGAGCTCGTTATACCTTATTACTGTATGACAGACAAGAAGCAACATCGATATTTTGTTGATGTTCAGGTGCAATTCAACAAAGGTCCTATTCGTTGTATTGAGATCAAGCCCGCGGCGCAAACCATTAAGCCAGAGAAGAAGCAGGGCAAGAGACGATCACGTTATCTTCAAGAGGCGACGACATATGCTAAGAATTATTCCAAATGGATGACGGCGCGCGGCTATTGCGAGAAAAGAGGTTGGGTGTTTGAAATTTGGACAGAACATACATTAACTGCTCTGGGCATTCGTATTCTAAGGGCAGCGCATGTGAAGAAGAAGAAAACCAACCGTAATAATAAGCCGAACACTTTATAAAGGTGAGAGACCCTTCGATCATTGCTGCTATAAATAGAATATATGAAGAACTCGCTGCTGCAAAAATACATTGAGATGTTACGAAAAGAGGGAATGCAAACCCTCACAAAGAGAAGCCGTGATTGGTTCATCGATTTGGCAATGGGGGGAACGCTAAAAGGTAGCTTTAAGAAATTGGTAAACGATCCTAATGTAAAGACTCGTACTAATCCCATGATTGGTAAGATGTATTTCTTTAAATACGATCCAAAATACAAAACAACTTTGCCATATTACGACAGATACCCTCTGATCATCCTTGCAGACCGTCCTAAGAAGGGCAAGGGATTCTATGGCATGAACCTACATTACCTTTCACCATTAGATCGTGCCAAGCTTCTGGGTGCAATGTACCCTACTCTGTCAACCACTGGCAAAGAGTTAAAGCCTTCAACCCGTCTTAGAATTTCGTATGGTATTCTTAAGGCAGCATCGCGTTTTAGATTATTCAAGCCAACATTTAAGCGTTATTTACCTGACCATATTAAATCACAAATAGTCGAGATCCCAGCAGAATTCTGGGAGATCGCAATGTTTATGCCAACTCAGAAGTTTGTCGGAAGCACAGTATCTACAGTGTGGTCTGAAAGTAGAAAGAAGGGAAGATAATAATGGCCGTTTCATTAAATGCAATCATGTCCGAGATTAATTCGCGGGGTCTTCACTCATCTAACCGATATCGTCTAGAGATACCTCGTAAAGGCATGGGCCCCGATCTCGAAATGTTTGCTGAAGCAGTAAATATCCCAGGCATGCAGATAACGACCTTTGAATATCCGATGGACAACGTTAAATATCAGGTTAAGGTACCTAATGGCACGATTCTTGAGGATATTACAATCACCTTTATGCTTACCAATGACTTCAAGATCAAGAAATTCTTTGATGAATGGGTTACTGAGATCGTAACACCTGAATATTTGCTCAATTATTGCGATAAATACGAGCAGGATATTAAGGTTGAGGCACTTGATCAAACAGGAGCTGTTGTCTATACAGCCAAAATTATTGGAGCATATCCTATCACTGTCGCGTCTATACCATTATCGTATGGAGCACAAAACGAATACACCAAACTCGAAGTGACCTTAACAGCCATCACTGCGATATTTGAATAAATATAACTGAACACAGTTAACAACATAATGAGGAAATTATAATATGGCACTCCCAATACTACAAGTAACGAAATATAACACAGTAATCCCTTCAACCGGAAAGCGAGTTCAATATCGTTCATTCTTGATTAAAGAAGAAAAGATTCTGCTGATGGCCCAGGAGTCTGGTGAAAGTGAACAAGTCATCCAAGCATTGAAAGATGTGGTCAATGCATGCACATTTGAGAAGATCGATGTAGATGCCCTTACATCATACGATCTCGAACATCTCTTTATTCAATTGCGAATGAAGTCCGTTGGTGAAACCATTGATCTTCAGGCGAAGTGTCCTGAGTGTAAGTCAGTGAACCCTATGGTGGTTGATCTCAACGAGGTCACCATCAAGGGTGATGCTAACACTAATCCTAAGATTCAATTGACCGATGATGTTGGCATTATTGCCCGGCCTATTCCTGTTGCTGATATGGACGAGGTATCTGATAAGACAGAGGACTTCACCAAGATGATTGCTCTATGCATTGAGTCTGTGTATGATACGGAAAATGTTTACAAACGTAAGGATACATCAAAGGCTGAGCTTCTAGAATTCGTATCCTCACTTAACCACGATCAGTTGATGAAGATTGAAGCTTACATCTCAGCGCAGCCGAAGTTGACATACACAAACGAATTAAAATGCCACAAATGTGGCGCTGTTATTAAGGTGGAGCTGAACGGGCTACAAGATTTTTTTCAATAGCCCTTTCCCATAACAATATTGTCAATTATTATAAGACAAACTTTGCTTTGATGCAACACCATAAATACAGTTTGACTGAGCTAGACAATATGATACCTTGGGAAAGGGAAATCTACTTGTCTTTGCTCAATCAACACATTCAGGAAGAGAATGAAAGAGCTCGTAAAGAGCAAGCAAGAATGAGACGTTAGAAAGAGATAGCTATGGCTGAAAAGAAACAGAAGATGAATGGCCCTGATAATAAAAAGGTCAGAGTCGGCGATCTGCTTCAGAATAATGATACCATAGATGTCTCTAAGGATATGGGCGAGCTTAAGAAGGAACTTATTGCCCGTGTTAAAGCAAATCTTCCTAAGCGTTTCAAATTCAATCGCGATATTGACACCAGTACACTAATTGGTATTGATACAATTAACGCTGATGGCCTACTCCCTGAGATTACATCACTTCGTCGTAGCTTCCTAGCTAATTTAGAAGCGGCTCTTCCTAAGAAGTTTAACTTTGCTGATGAGAT